GTAAATTTAAGTTCGTCTCTTGTTATTTCAGATGCTCTACCTAGATTAAAACCTTGTGAGCTTTCTAATCTACTTACAGGAACATTTAGAGAACGATATAACTTCGCTCTAAAATATTCAACATCTGCCATTTCACCTAGGTTTTGACCACCTGGTAAAGTTGATATGTCAGTACCTCTACCACCTTCTCTACTTGGTAGCCAGAAGTCCTCTAACATTGACATATAATTTCTATCGTCTCTTATCTCACCTGTACTTGCGTCATATACAAGTTTGTTTCTATATCTTGCCATAACGTCTCGTAAGTATTGTTCTGCCTTTTGTTTAGGTAGATTACCTACGTCAATTTTAAAGATACGTCTTTCAGGCGCTCTAGCAATTCTATAAATTACCACTGCGTCTTCAATCATTCTTAATTGATTAACAGGTTTAATCGCTTTGTGTAAATAAGATAATACCATATTTTTATTTTGATCTATGATACCTGATGCACAAAATGCAATAGTATCTGGTGCTATCTTAATACCCGCTGTACCAGTTGTACCTGATACGCCTCTTTCGTTGTATAAAAAGTATTCAACATATTCATCAACAACTGCGAGACTATTTAAAGATGATGGACTAGGAACATCAGGTCTTTTCTTTCTAACTTCTCTAATCTTTTTAATCTTACGAGGATCAATATATTTAAGTTCTACAATACCTCTTTTAGGGTTATCTCTATCAATAATCTTTTGATAGAATATTCTACCATCAACATACCATCTTCTAAATATGTCATGGCCTTTTGTACCAAAGTTCATTAATCTTAAAACTTCAATAAATTCGTCTTCTATTTTTCTTTGTATTTCTCTTCCGTAAGGTAAGTTATTAAACATCACTCTTACAGCGTCTTTTAATTCATTAGCGACAATCGCTTCATTGACAATATCTTCTATTGCCATATCACATTCTGGGTGTATTGCTATCTCTCTATATCTACGAATCAGGTCTTGTTCTGTCTTCGCAGTACCTTCCATATCCAAATAGGAACCAAAGTGACCTCCTGCCGAAACCGTTTGTGTTCCATCATCGGCTTGAGCTGTCGTAAAACTTTGTTTTGGATCTGCTTGTTTTTTGAGTCGTGTAATACTAAACCCGAACAATTCTGCCATAATTTATCTCCTTACCTAATACTTATATGTGTTTTAAAAGAGGGGCCGAAGCCCCTCTAGTTTAAATATTAAGTTGTTGTTCTTGCATCAAAGAATTGGTACTCTAAAGTCACCTCAAATTGCTCAATCACACCAGCTTCTTCGTAGTCTAGTGGGATACCAGCAATTCCTGTCGGATATACACCTCTTAAAGTGTATGACTTGATAGTATTACCGTTTCTGTCTAGGTGATCTAGGAACGCATCCACTTGATAGTCAACTGGATTTGTTAGTCCTTCGTTATCACTCATATTGTTTATACCGTTTTGCCATCTTTCAAATGCATCTCTTAATTTGAAATTTGTATCGTTATAAACAGTGACTGACCAACTTGGGATCGTTCTGTCACCAGCAATCTTAATCGCTCTACCTCTAAATGGAACATTAATGTTCGTAATTTCCATTGAAGGAATTGAAGTAGCTCTACATAAGAAAGCCAGTTCTTCTATTTCACCACCAACACTTGCATAACCAGGAAAAGGCATTGTAACCTTAAACTGATTGGCTCTTGCGCCACCGCCTGCAAGTTTAGCTTTAAAGTCTGAAATGTTTGCCATTTTTATTCTCCTCTACTATTAACCTGCAACTTCGTCAAAAGAGACGCCAGTTCGGGTTGCGACAAAAGATAATGTGATAAAGTTGATACTTCTTGCTGGTTTAATGAATATCTCAGCAATAAATTCGTTTCTATCAATTACTTCGCCTGTGTTGTTAGTTTCATCACATACTACTAAAAAGTCAGTAATACCTCGTCTACCTTGTATCTCCCTTAGGAAAGGTTCTACAATGTTTCTAAAGTTAGCTCTTGTAAATTCATCATTAAATTCAAAGAGTTGGAATTTAGAAGCGGTAGCGATTGCTTTTTCTAGTAATATAAACAATCTTCTTACATTGATTCTATCAAATGCGCTAGGTGTGGTTAAACCTGTCTTATCACCAAATAAGATTGTACCTTGACCTGGGAACGTAGAAATTGGATTAATACGTGCTGGGTAAAGTATATCTCTTTGAGCTTTAGTCGGGTTATAAGCCAACTTAACTGCGCCTCTAATAATACCTCTGTTAAAACCTGCTGGTGAAAAGAAAGGATCAGCAACTGTGTCCGTTCTAGCAGCAAGTCCCGCAATGTCTCCGTTTAATGGTACAAATCTATATAAGTCACTATATCTGTCGTACATATATTTGTATCCACTGTCGAAAACAGCGTATGAAGACGATCTAATACTATCAAAGAAACCTTTGACGTTAGTTGTCTGTGTGTTTGAGTTAGTTATATTAACTACATCTGATCTTTGTGGTGAAGCAAACGCTATTGCGTCTTTTCTTTCCTCAGCGATTGTAATTATGTTATCAACGTGAGTTGTGCTTCCTGAAGGACCACACATAATTAAACCAACGTCAACTGTTTCACTGTCTTGGAATTTTTCGTAAGCAGTTTTTAGTTCAGCGTCAGTAATTGTAGATCCATCACTACCACCAGATAGTGATTCTAATGTAGGTGTCGTTACACTTGTGAAAGTTGTTCCACTTGCGTTACTACCCCAATTAGTTCCAGATGTATTGTGATCCATCCAATAAATGAATTGTGATTTATTGTAGATTACTTCTGGATAATAGTTAATGTCCCCTTGTGGAGTTTTTGCGTCAGCCGCTTTAGAAAGACTTGAAAAAGCTTCTAACACTCTTCCAGGTGTTCCTGAAATGCCGCCGTCTTCGTCAACTACTACCACGTGGATTTCATCACCTGAACCTGATCTCTCAGATACAAATGTTGAAGTTCCAGGAGCTCTATCAACAGAGTCGTAATATCTCCATCTTCTTTTTATTCTACTATCATCTGCGACAGCTCTTTTTAATCCTCCAGAACCTCTTGGGTGTTGAACGATTGTTAAAGTTGTTGCAGCAACAGCAGTTAGTCTATAAAAATCTCCGTCATCAAAGTCTGTGCCAGATGCTGTAGTTGAGAACTGAATAACATCACCTACATTTAAGTAAGTAGTTGCATCAGTATCAACAGTTACAGATGTGTCACCAACAGCCAAATCAGCTTGATTGACTTGTTGTGAAGTTGAAGTTGTGCTTTCATATGCAGTTGCACTTGGACAAGTTGATACTAACAAATTGTTTCCGTGTGCTCCTGCTGTTCTAGCAGCAAATGTTCCAACAACTCCTTGACCAGATGAGAAATTATTTTGGTAATCATCAGTATTTTTAATCAGCGTGCTTGATCCACTCGCTGACGCATTTGCTAATGACGTATTGGTACCTCGTACTACTCTCAAAGCATTACTATATTGTAAGAAGTTAGCCGCTGTGAAAAAAAACTCAAAGTTAGTTGAGTCAGGTTTTCCAAACGTATCTACTAATTCTTGTTCACTAGAAATCGCAACGATTTCATCAAGTGGACCTTTACTAAATTGACCCGCAACTGCACCAATACTAGTTGATACTGCTGGGATTATATTAGTTAAATCTCTTTCTTGTACGAGAACACCAGGTGATACTTGAAATGCCATAGGTTAATTCTCCTCTAATTAGCTAATTGTTTATGTTTATCAAAATTCGTAAGTTTTCTTACGTCCATAGTCAAACTTTTTATCATTGTAGATATTTATAATATACTAAAACTACAATTATTGACCTTTTCTAACTATCGGTACCCATCTAGTACCATATTCATCTATCGTTTCTTCATGTTCAGGATCGGTGTTTATACCATCATCTACAAACCCAAAAGGTGCCATGTCTTGTTCTATTAGTTTTTCTTGTTCTAAATACATCTGACTTCGTATATTAGAATCAGATAACTCTTTAAAGTAAGGTTGATTTGATAACCACCCAAATATGACTAGACACATAACTAGATCATCATTTGTACCCTCTTCTGCTTGCCAACTATTACCTTTACGAGAAAAAGTTGACATTTCTTCAATTATACTAAAATCGTTAATTAATAGTTTATCACCCTCCATAAGCGTCTTAAAATTCGCACAGCCCACCTTCTTTATTTGTTTTGTCATTCTTACCCCTAGTGACGTACCTCTACCTGAGAACATCGCTCCTAGTATTTGACCCGCTCTACCTTTTTGAGTTGTCATCAATATATTAGGGTATTCTAACTCATAATGCATTGCTTCAGAAATTGATTGACCTAAATCATTTACTTCAACAAGAACGTGTGCCTCATTATACGCCTTACAAGTTTGAGCAACTATATTAGGAAATACAAATGGTTTGACTTCATTGTTTTTATATGTGGCCACTACTTCATAGTTTATCTTATCGCCTATTTTTGTGACATCAAATATTATAAACGCAGAATAATCTTTGTTTGTACCTCTGGCAACATCAACAGTACAAACATAGAGACGATCTTTTGATGGTCTTTTAAACATTTTCAAACCACCTTTAGATTGTATTGGATCTATATAAACTGTGTTTTTAATTTTTGTTGGTGAGATAAGTGTATCAACACTACCTAAAAACTCACATTCAAATTCTTGTGAAAATTGTTCTTCACTAGTATTTCTTATAGTATCTTCTTTCCACTTTTGATCTCTACCTGGTACCTCTGACCAATGTACTTCAATTGGTATATAATCATTTTTTTTATTAGTTGCATCTGTCCATATTTTATAAAATTGATTCATACCATGAGGTGTAGATACTATGATTAGTTTTGTTTTTGTACCAGAAGATATTGTAGGATAAACTGAACTAAAAAACATATCTGATATATTTGCTGGTACGAAAGCAAACTCATCTAAAAATATTATATTATATGAACCACCTCGAATGGCTGACGATGAAGTCGCCGCTGCGACTATGGTTGATTTATTTTCTAATTCAATATTACCTTTATTCCAATTAATGATACCTTGTTGTAACCATTTGGGTAAGTTTTCATAAGCGAGTTGTAAACGACCAAGTATATCTCTTGCCGTAGATGATTTGTTTGCTAGTATCGCTATGTTTGAATTAGGATTAAATAATGCGAAGTGTAAAAGGTAAGATATTGTTGTTGTTGATTTACCTGATTGTCTAGGTAACTTACAAATAGTAAATCTATTATTGTGTATTGTTTCTACTATCTTTTTTTGAAAAGGGTACATCTTAAAAGGTATAAGACCCTCATCTAAAGATACAATACGAACATAGTTTTCCATAAAGTATAGTGGATCATCAGCACACTTTTGATATTCTATTATTTCATCTTTAGTAAACTCAACTGGTGTATTTACTTTTTTTAGATTTGGATTACCTAGATATGCATCATTACTCATATACTATTGCCTCTATGTGAGTATAACCTAATTGAACTGCTCTTGTAACTCTTTGACCACCTTTATGAACACTATATTTTTTTTCTAAATATTCTGCGCCTAGTGCACCAAACCTATTTACATAACTTTTTTTATGTTTAAATACCTCAATAGGTTGTTCCATAATATTAGTTATCTTATCTACACCTTGGTCTAATTTAACATCATACTTATGATAATGTTGATTATAAGTTAAATCACTAATCTTTAGTATTTGTTTTCTCGGGTGTGATATTTTTGCCTTCAAAGTTTTCATTTTCTTTTTTACGTTCGGTATTTGTTTCAACAGTTTTTTTGTTTAACATTTTTTGTAATTCTGCTGTTGATCCTACAAATAAAGCATTCTTAATATTGGCGTTAGCAGTTTTAGGCAACTCTTTTAAATCTTTTAGTTTCTTTTGTAAGTCTTGTAACTTATCAACTGTACCAGCGACTTGACCAATTAATTGTCCAGCAACTTCATAAGCTCTAGGGTGTTGACCCTCTCTAGCAATATCAAGTATACCATCAATTGCCTCTTGTCCTCTTTCGATT